CCGCTAGGCGTATATGGGGCGAGGCACTCCTAGTACCTCCGGAGCCAGGGTGCCCGCTTCACCCGATGTGGATACGTGTGGAGGCTGTATATAGGTGTGTGAACATGCCACAAAGGTTGCCCAACGCATCTCGAAGAAATGAGAGTGAGTAATGGGCAGATAGTATACCACCCTCATATCGCCGCCCGGATTCCAGACCCACATTCCCTCCCCGCCGTATCACGGTCGTACCTCCCTCCCGACAGACCCATATCCCCACCCCCGCATCACGGTCGTACCTCCCAGACAATTACCAGACCCAGTGAAAGGGGGCCCTATATCAATATCTCTTTAAGACCCCTTCAACTCGTCTTGACTTAAACATATGCCCCCGCTCAAAGGGTATATCCTTCCAGAAAATGTCGACTACTGAAGAATGGAGACCTATCAAGTATCTGTATCACCTTGCGCCAAACAACAAGGTCGTATGGTTTCCCATAAACAAATCTGTTTATGAAGTATCGTCGCAAGGGCGTGTGCGCAATATGAACTCTTGCTATATCCTAACCCCTTATTTGACACCCACTGGTATTCCCAAAGTGTGTCTGAGCAATTGCGATGGTCACGTGAGACATCAGTGGATCAGTTTGCAAGTGGCCAAACACTTCCTTGTCCCAGAGGGTGGTTCAGAGTGCTGCAGGGTGCGTCACCTCGACGGAGACCTCACAAACAACCAAATTACTAACCTGGCTTATCTCCAAGAATCTTTAGTTTCCGCTCCGCTCGTCTCTCGCTTCGCTCGGACTTTCGGACCCTACTAAACACGTACGTGCCCCCGTCGTCCAGCGAAGCCCAATACAATTATCTCTTTATATCCCCCATCAACAAAAATCTTCTTTTTCCCCAAAAAGTTCCAAGAGCTCACCGCACCCGCTCGCCGCAGCAGGGTCGCTCCTGTACTGCCGGGTATTTGCCCTTTCAGCGCTATACGTATATACATGCTGAGATCGTCATAATGATCAGTTTCCAGCTGGCTTCAGATTGAATTGGGTCTCTCGAGATCTCACCCCTTTGATCTCCCCATATACGGTGATGGGCGTGTCTGGTGTCATGCCGATTCTGTGTACCACTGTATATCCTTGAAGGTCAGGTATGGTCAAGACCCCTTTGGATGGCTGCAGAACCCGAGCCCCCTCACGTAGATTATTGTGTAGGGTATATGTCGCCCTCATCGGTCTTACATCGAGGCCCGGAACCGTTTTCGGCGTAATTTTAGAGGCAATGATGACTGAATCTTTTTTGATGACTACTTAAAGATAAGACCCATGTATATGGTATACGATTATGCCCTCACGGGAGAAATCGCCGAGCTCATTATCCAACTACTCACGGAATATTAATCAGAACTATAAACAGAATGATACACCATATCATCGCACTGATAATCATCGTAGTCGGATATACTTATCTGGTCAATCAATAGATATATGCTTTTGGAAGTATTCGTTATCACTTTTGGGTTGCACACGATCCTCTATATCATCCTACACTGTGGCCTCTGATCCTTATGTCTAACCGCCGTCTCCTGTCGATGGCGATCTGAGTCCTGATGGTCTCTAAGACCTCGTCGAGAGCGTCCTCGAAATGGTCCTCGTCGACCTCTAATTCAATCTTCCTTCTAGGTATCATACAATTACCCATGACGCAGACAGGTGGTGATCTTTATACGGTGCGTAGGAAAGCCCGCAACACGGTCAAAGATGTATTTAGAGTCGTTACTCAGAAAGACCCGCTCTCTCTTAAACGGCGGGTCAATGTGTACCCTCCTCAAGTCCGAGACATGATCGAGAGGGTCGGAGGAGAACCAGTCGTGACCCTCGTGGTTACGAGAGCACCCGTGCAGTCCTTTGTACGGACGCTGATGAATGTCATATCTCTTGGGACGTATGACCAAGCCGTCAGGTCAGCATCATATGACAGCATGTTCCATCTGGCACTCCACATCAATGGAAAATACTTGCTCGATAAACAGGCTGTTGTCAAGCTTCAAGCCACCTCCTCAGCACCCAATGCTGAGAAAATGACGGTACATTTGAGCTCTCATACGACAATCAGGAACCTAATAGATGAGACACGGGCCTACATGGGCCCACAGAGGTTCAGCAACTACAATTCTCAGACCAATAATTGTCAGGACTTCATCCTGGCCGTCCTTCAAGCCAATGGACTTCTGACTCCGGATCTCACCGCCTTTATAAAGCAGGACGCAGACGCTGTGTTCAGAAGAATGCCTTCATTTACTCAGAAGCTCGCCTCTGTAATGACGAATATAGGTTCTGTAGCCGATCGAGTACTCGAAGGCGAAGGAAAATCTAAACGAAAGAATATACAGAAAATGCCAAGGGCTGAAACCGCCTGGATGAAACACGTCAAAGCGACCATGGCTAAGAACCCTGGAAAGAAGCTCAAGGAGGTGTTAAAGATTGCGAGCGCAAGCTATAAGAAGTAAAATCTATAACCCCAGTATAGACTTATGCGCACCGTGCTTTTAAATAGTAGCCATGTCGTACCAGGGACAAACAACAGTAGGTACCGATGTGAATTACCCCCATCAACCGGTGCTTTCAAGGATCAAGAAGTCGCCCTTCAGTCGGTTTCTGTGTATTATTCGTGGAGTAACATCACATCGTCCCAAGGCAACAACTCATTTAGCTATATCTGGCCGACAGATGGTGGGACAACTACTCATGAGATTTCCATACCAGATGGGTCGTACTCGATAAGAGACCTGAACAGCTATCTTCAATCACAGATGATTGCCAATGGTCACTATTTTATAGATTCTGTGGGGGGCTACGTCTACTATATAGAACTAGTCACGAACAGTGTTTACTACGCCGTCCAGCTGAACTGCCTGAAGCTTCCGACATCCCTCTCTGCGGGATACACGAATCCCGCCTCCATGACCTTCCCAGCGACGACCCTCACCCCTCAGGTGGTGATCCCCGCCACCAACATCAGAGACCTTCTAGGTTTCCCTGACGGCACATATCCAGTTGCTGAGCAGACCACGGACTACTCCACATTCAGTACCACTGCCCCTCAGGTGTCCCCTACCCAATCAATCGTCATGACCACGAACCTCATCTCTAGTGGACTGACGAACCCGAGCAATGTCCTATACAGCTTTACTCCAGCCGGAATAGAATTTGGATCTATTATAGAGTCAAAGCCTTCCTCTCCTCTATGGCTCGATGTCACAAATGGATTCTATCAGTCGGTGGAGATACAGCTTTATAATCAGGCATTCACGCCACTTGTGGTCAAAGACCCTAACGTAGTTATTATCCTTGCTATCAAAGATAAGCACGAATGAAACTAGTACGCTTGAAATCGGGCAGCGTCATCGCAGTGAACAATTACTCTAAACCTGTCCAAAAGAAAGAAGCAGAGGCTCCTATCGTCCATACGAATACGACCGAGCTGTCCAAGAAACTCTCTAGTCTGCAGATCGGCGGGAATGTGTTGGCGAAGAAAAAGTATATCTCGTTTTGATTTCATATAGAGAAAATGGCTGACGAATACACCCTCCAGGCGTCTATGGACTCCGAGATGACAGGTTCATCCCCCTTCGTGAAGAGGGAGACCCTTTCAATCGTCGATCAGCAACAGGGAAGCTATAATGGCCGAATCAGTTTCGATACATCTAGACTTGCTACCAGCGGACGTTGGGTCGATCTGCGATCCGCCGAGATCCATATCCCTATTACCATTGTATCCAGGTCGAGCAAAAACATCGCTACTAGCGCAAGTGCCTTTATGGCGGGTCTGAAGGCGGGGACGCACCACATAATTGACTCAATGTCTATCCGTTTCAACAATGAGCAGGTGCTTCAGGAGACCCCTCTGCTGAACCACTACGTTCACTGGAAGATGCTTTCTTCCTTTGGCCATGATGATCTGAAGAAACATGGGACATCACATTTCTTCTGCCCCGATACCGCCACGTCAGTCCGTTTCAATGCCACAGGGGCAGACAGGGATGGGGCGGGGGTTAGTAACAACCGAGTCATCGATAAGGAAGTGGCGGATTACAACCCACTTGGTGTAAAGGGTGCTGCATTCAACGCTAGAATTCAAGAGCGTCTCCGCAATGTCGTCGACTTGTCTACGGCTGGACGAACCGCCACAACGAACCTCGGCGGTCTCGGTGGTAACATCAGTACAGATCAGGCTAAGATCCAACGACAATCACACTTCACGGACGATGGGAACCTGACCCTCGCTGATCGAGTGTACACATGGCATATTTTGGCACGCATCCGTCTCCGTGACCTCTCGGACTTCTTCGACCGCATGCCTCTGGTCAAGAGCCCCTTCCTGCAATTGACCTTCGGATACAACACGAGCTCGCAGACCATCACTTACAATCATGCTGGAGGTACAGTTGTATCGTCAACCCCCATGATCGTCGGAAATACGAACCCCATTCTGATTTCGTCAGGTGCCACTTATAACCCGAACGCTTCGAATTGGGATGTTGACAATCGCACTCAGACCTTTGCATGCGGTATAGTCACCGCTACTGATGGGACGAACAGCAAGACTAACGCCCTGGCCACATCCTGTCAGCTGGTTATGAACTGCTTTACCATGAACCCCTCCGCTGAGAAGGAGTTCCTGTCGATGGTGCCTCAGAAAAGCGTTGCCTACACGGATCTCCACTACCAGCTACTCCAGAACGTGGCTGGTTCGTTTCAGACTCTGCTCACCGGCGGTCTCAAGAGGGCGAAGCGTCTCATTATCATCCCGTACTACAACAAGGCAGCAAACACGGGTCTCGATACTGTCCCCGTGTACCAGTCCCCTTTCGCAGCGGAGCCAGGGACGACCTCGGCATATGCCGCCATCAGCAACCTCCAGGTACAAATCTCGGGTGTCAACCTGTGGTCTGCGCCCGTCGACTATGGTTGGGACATGTACAAGAACGAGGTGAGCCCCGCTTACAGCGTGAGCGGCGGCCTTCAGCTCGGCACTACCACTGGACCACATCATACCGCTACTTTGTGGCTGACCTCAGCCGTCGCCTCCCTGCCGATGATGACACCCCCAAGTCTATTCAGGTGAGCGGCAATATCTCCAGCGGAAAGGCTCTGGACCTGCTCTTCTTCATCGAATTCGACCGGGAGATCAACATTGACACGGCCACGTCTGCGATCGTGTCCTCTGACCTCTAGGTCTTTTGCCCCGTCAACTGAAGGGCAAAAGGACCGCAAAAGTATACAGACAGAACCATGCAAAAATCGGGATTATCAATTCTTCACAAACAGAACCATGCAAAAATCGGGATCATCAATTCTTCACAAACAGAACCATGCAAAAATCAGGATCATGGCTGAGGTCTTATGCCTGTTTTACCATGCGTACCGCACGGTATGCAACTGAAGGCGTACCTCTTTGCGACTGTTACTTGAAGTCGCAAAGGAGGGCAAAGTATACTTGCGTCTCTTGCCGATTAAGTAAACATCGGCAAGGACTAAGGACCGCAAAGTATAGGTATACGAATCCTTACAACGCAGTGCGTCGCACGGTGAAACAGATTTTTAATATACGAATCTGATTAGTACATATAGACGAATATGCCAGAAGTCAAGGTCGATCTCTCCGAACGTAACCTCGCCCGGATCAGGAACGGTCACACAATCCAGTTGAAAGCCAGTCAGATCGGCGGAGGCACGACCCTCAAGATCAATGATCAACTGGCTAAGCGTGTCGCTGATGCTCATCGGAAGAACAAGGGAGTGAAGATCCAGCTCTCGGCACAAGAGATCGAGGCATCGGGTCTCAAGCTCCGTGATGTAGGCCGTGCCCTGAAGAGCCTAGGTAAGGCCTACAACAGACAGGTTAAGCCCGTAGTTGGTCCTATCATCAGAGACGTAATGACTCAGGTGGTGAAGAAGGGACTCCCTGCCGCCGCCATTGCCATGGGACAGCCCGAGCTGGCAGCCCCTGCTGCCCTTCTGGCGGACAAGTATGCTGCCTCGGCAGTGAACGCACTAGGTGATGCCACCGGTGGGTTTGGCGTAAAGCGTAAGACCACACGGGGAAAGGGTACTCCTAAAGCCCCTCCTCAACCAAAAAGGGCGGTGACCTATGATGGCAACATGTCGGGCTTTCTGCCCGCCAATCATCCCGCAATGTGGCCCACCAATGCCGTTCTACCTGATCATTCGATCAAGGGTGTTAAGAAGGGGGGTAGCTTTAAGTTGGCTTCGTAATCAGTGCTGTTTCGGTCTTACGCCTGTATACTAAATATACTTTTGATGAAGGTGATGTCGCTTAAGTATACAGCGATAAAAGTTTGCGCCGAGTATAACGACCAATCACCAACTGGCCGATATATGCCAGAAGCATAATATACCTCTAGTGAGTGTTTTCAGTAAGAATGATCTCCCCGATAAGGCAAGTGACGGCGGCTACATCGTCAATCTATCAGATAGCCGTGATGCCAAGGGGAAACAACTCCCCGGCACCCATTGGGTGGCGTTCTGGGTTGAAAAGGGCAAATGCTGCTATTTCGACTCCTTCGGTGTCCCCCCGCTCATGTCTGTTCAAAAAATGCTGAACCCTATGGTACGCTATCCGTACTCCAATATCACGATCCAGAACCTGAATAGTACTGTTTGCGGATGGTACACTATTGACTTCCTCGCATATATGGATAGAACACGACGACTAAAAAATGTCGATAAGCGCTTCACAGCGTACCTGGATCAGTGGTCTTATAACCCCGAGCATAACCGGCGTCTCCTTGAGGAGCATCTTGCGAGTCACGGTATCCCCGAAACATTCTGATCTTTACGACCAGTTCCTCTTTGCGTCTGTCGCCTCTGCCGCCTTTCGGGCAAGGCTTCGGGAGGATTTGGTGCACTAAGATAGTCCCTGATCTGGCGTAGCTCCCTCTGGGAGCTGAACTTCGGCTTCTTCTTTGAGGGTTCCGTGGTAGGCTTCGGGGGGCCCTCAAACAGTAATTCAGGATCAATCTTCATGACCTCGTGCGACATCACCTCCCTAGCCAGACATTGTTGATTTGAAGTCTGGCTAGAACCCGTAGACTTTGCCCCTCTTTGCCCGTTACCGTTATTTACTTCGGGCAAAGGGGAGAATGTGATCCTTGACCCCCTAACAGCCTTGATAGTAAAAAGGTCCTGTGTCCAATTGGCTTGTATTTTTTTATCGAAGACATTCTGGATGTCTCTGGACACAATCCGCACAGTGTCCCCTACATGTACGTCAGGTGGCGGCGACCGCTGTATTTGTGCTTTTCTTACAATCCGCTGAGCCTCTTCACAGGTCAGAGCCTCTTTAGGTGTGTACACTGTCGAGCTGTGCTCGAGTTCCTCATTATACACACGCACCGCCTCAGGGATATACAACTGGGTCCAATTGATGGGTTTTCCCTTTACCTGAAATATACGCTCCAGAAATCTCCTCCTAGTCCCATTGAATCGCTCCACGGGGCTCATTTGCTGCTTCCTGTATGCCATTGATACGATGCGTTTCTCGTCCCCGACGAACTCTGCCTAGCGGTGTGTCCGTCACAGAGTCCTCGTCTTGCTCATTTCTTCGAGAGGCGTTGGGCAACCTTTGTGGCATGTTCACACACCTGTATACAGCCTCCACACGTATCCACATCGGGTGAAGCGGGCACCCTGGCTCCGGAGGTACTAGGAGTGCCTCTGCCCCATATACGCCTAGCGGTGTCCCCGTCACAGAGTCCTCGTCTTGCTCATTTCTTCGAGAGGCGTTGGGCAACCTTTGTGGCATGTTCACACACCTATATACAGCCTCCACACGTATCCACATCGGGTGAAGCGGGCACCCTGGCTCCGG